AAAATACTTATATATAAACCACTTGATTTAAAGAGAGGATATGTATAATAGTCTTATGTTTCCAGTAGATATTAAATTTGTAAAGACTCATCCTGATGCAGTGCTGCCAAAGTACAATCACTCTGATCCTTATACCGGAGATAGTGGTTTAGATGTTACTGCAGTTGAAAAAGTAATTATACCTGCTAAAGGTTATAACGTAGTACCAGTAGGTCTCAAACTCGGTTATATTACACCAGGTTATTGGTTTAGAGTTGAAGGACGATCTGGTGTTGGGTTTAAGAAGCATATCTTTCCACATTTCGGTATTATAGATAACCCTTACCGTGGAGATATGGGTGTAAAGCTTTATAATTTCGGTGTGGAAGATCAAACTATTATGCCAGGTGATAAAGTTGCGCAACTTATTGTTTATCCTCTTATTCAAGCTAACGTTATCTTTACTGACGAAGTAGTAGAAACTAAGCGTGGTGAAAAAGGATTCGGATCATCTGGTAACTAAAAATTAATTATATGTTCAATAATTTATGGGTAGAAAAATATCGTCCAAAGACTTTGGATGAAATGGTGTTATCGGAAGATAACAGAAAGTACTTTAAACAAATTAAAGGTGAAATACCTAATTTATTGTTTGTAGGTACTCCTGGTATAGGTAAATCTACTATTGCTAAAATTATTGTTCAAGATATTCTAAAGTGTCAATACCTTTATATAAATGCATCAGATGAAAACGGTATTGACACTATTAGATCTAAGGTTAGTAATTTTTCACAGACTAAAAGTTTAGATGGTAACGTTAAGGTTGTTATATTAGATGAGGCAGATGGTATTACGATTGATGGTCAAAGAGCTTTACGTAATACAATGGAAGAGTATAGTGCATTTACACGCTTTATTCTTACTGCAAACTATAAGCATAAGATTATTCCTGCTATTCAAAGCAGAACACAGCACTTTGATTTAACACCTGATATTCATTCAGTAGTTGCAAGAGTTATTCATATCTTAAAGAGTGAAAAAATTACTATACCACCTGATGGAGCGGTAAACTTAGTTAAATCCATAAAGAGCAATTACCCAGACATTCGTAAAACTATTAATACCGTTCAGAAGTTAAGTGTATCTGGAACCTTTACGAGTACTGAAAAGACAGATAAGAATGAAATCGTTAATAAGATTCATACCCACATTACTTCAGGTAAAGTTTTAGATCTTAGAAAGTATTTGATTGAGAATGAAAGCGAGTTTCAGGGAGATTACGCAACTTTACTCAAGCTTTACTTGAATCATGTATATTCAAGTGATGTTACAGACGATAAGAAGAAACAGATTATAGTAATAATCAGTGAACATCTTTACAGAGATGTGTTCGTCTTAGATAAAGAGATAAATGCCTTCTCTTGTTTCTGCCAAATAGAGCAGATTACATCTTAATCGTTGTAGGTAATGGGGTATAAACTTTGTTAAACCCTTTTACTTCAGGAGATCTAGCACCTTTAGCAGGTTCTGAAGGAATTACAACGTTCTTATTAAGAAGTTTTGTTTCTGTTCTACGTAAAGTACTACCATCTTGTGACATCAATGTCTGTAAGTATGGATTATATGGTGATTCGTTGTCTTCTTCTGGAGGAGTCGGTTTATGGTTAATCTTCTCCTTCTTTCTCATACTCTGAGGTATGTCAGGAAGATTTGAATATGTATTAACTGCAACTACAAGGTCAGAAGGAACTGTTACCTTGTTTTGAAGATCAAATAAACCAGGAGCTAATTCAATTGCCAACTCAACTGAAAATCCGTTCCCTCTATTTTGATCATTACCAGTGGCATGGGAAGGAAACATTGGTTTAACGTCAACAACTCTGATATTTTTATCAGTTTTAGTAAGAAGTTCGATATACTCTTTCACATCATCGCCTAAAGCTTTATAAGAGTCTTTGCTCTTATAATTCTTGACAAATTTAACAACATCACTGACTAGCTTACCACCATTTGTGTATCTTTGGATGTTTTCTTCGATCTTAACTAAAAATTTGTTGGACATATTATTATTTATTAATTCTTAGTATATTTCTATTCTCGATCTAAATATTATTACAATGCCAAAGATTACATTAGACATACTTTCTAACGTTAATTCTAATAGAAATAACGCTAATGTATACACTGATTTGCATTTAGATTTAACCATTGGAAATACATATAATGATCAGTTGTATAAGCAAGAACAAATCCTTGATGTGCAGTCTGACACCAATTTAGCAGCTATCTATAATAGTATCAGAAGTATTCTTACAACATCACCAGGTCAAAAACCTTTAAATCCAGTTTTTGGTGTAGGTTTCGGTGATGTGTTGTTTCAACAAGTTACACCTAATAGAGCTCGTTCAATAGGTGAAGCAATTTTTCAAGGTATTCAGAGATACGAGCCAAGAGTAAATATAATAAATGTCAACGTTATTCCAGAACCAGATAACAATCAATACACCATCGAACTTTCCGTTACAGTACCAAGATTTAGCTCACAACAAGTTAAGATTGTTGGTACTTTAGACAAATCAGGCTTTTACTACAGTGCAAATTAATTATGGCTGACAAACTTACAGAATTCTCTTTAGCAAGAAACAGTTATGCAACATTCGATGCATTAACTTTGAAACAGCTCATCCGTCAAAGACTCAATGAAGGTGGAGTTTTTACTGATCAAAATTTTGAAGGTAGTAATATCAGTGCTATTACTGACATTATAGCATTATCTTACCACTATCTCCTTTTCTATCTCAATAGTACAAGCAGTCAATCGATGTTTAATGAAGCAACTATTTATGAAAATATGAATAGACTTGTAAAATTGATTAACTACAATCCTACAGGTTATAAAACTTCATTACTTTCATTTAACGCTACAGCCAATAGCAATTTACCTGCTAATGTTTATACAATTCCAAGATATTCATATTTCACTATAAACGGAATCATTTATTCTTTTATAAAAGACACTACATTTAGTAAGCAGTTAGCTGGAGATGAGGATTTAATTTCACTTTCTACAGAAAATTTACTTTACCAAGGACCATATGTTGAGTATCCCGGTCAAGTTGCAACCGGTGAACCATTTGAGACTTTAACTGTTGTAGTTAAAGACAATATCAGTAACAACCCAATTAACATTGATCAAGATAGCATTAACGTTTATGTATTAAGCTCAGTTACAAACAAGTACACTGAATTTAGACGTACAAGTTCTTTATTTTTAGAGACAAATACGTCTGCTGTTTATGAATTAAGATATAATGAAAACGGTTACTACGAAATAAAATTTGGTAACAATGTATTCGGTCAGCAGTTAACACCAGGGGATACAATTTACGTTTATTATATCCAAAGTAATGGGGAATCTGGTATTATATCAGCTAACCAATTAAATGGCAACCCAATCAATTTTTACACTACACCGCAATTCTTAAGAATTAGCGCAGATGTTTTAAATAACACCTTAAATTATCTTACCGATACAGAAGCTTCTCAAATTACATTTTCAAACGAGTTAGCTTCCTCACCACCTAACCAACCAGAATCAGTTAATCAAATAAGACAAAACGCACCAAAAACGTTCTTCAGTCAAAATAGACTTATAACTGAGCAAGACTTTAAAACTTTTATTGATAAGAACTTTAACAACATTGTAGTAAGTTCAGCTATTGTCAATAACAACGATTATATCGATACATTCATAAAGTATTTCTATGATTTAGGTATTACAAGACCAAATGTTGATCCAAGATATCTATTCAATGAAGTAAATTTTTCACACGCTGGACAAACAAACAACATTTACATTTTCTGTGTACCTAAGATTAAGAGTGTTGGTGATGATAATACTCAATACTTCTTACAAAATTCTCAAAAGAATGTAATATTATCTTCAATGAGAGACCTTAAAGCATTGAACATGGATCTAATACCACAAGATCCAATCTATCAAGCTTTCACTTTAGGTTTAGCAGCCCCTGGTGAAACCCTTAATCAAGACATTTATAAGACTACATTCTTAGTAATAAAGAGGTCTTCTGATGTTAGAGTTGATGTTGACTCAATTAAAAACAACGTTAATACCATATTTGAAAGATATTTTGCACCTGAAGCTTGTGAATTAGGTCAATTGATTAATATCAATGATTTGGTAACACAAATTTTAAGCATCAATGGTGTAGAAACATTCTCAGTAAGAAGAGTTTTATCTGATGGCTCTATTATTACAAACAACGGATTGACTTTACTAACATTCAATCCTAATTATTCAAACGTTGATATTGATATTGTTACAGCAAACATACAATTACCATATTTTAAGTTTCCATTCTTATGGAATAAGACAATACTCAACAATATAATAGTAGAATAACATGCCTAATCCTATAAGATTTTCTGACGATCCTAATAACAAAATTGTTACAGCTTACTTAGACAACGGTTTATCTGTTGTAATAGAAAGTATGAGTAATAGTAATTATGTTAGCCCTCCAGGTTACGGAGACCCTGCAGGTACAGCAGAAAAATACGGGCAAGCGATGAGAGATAGAGTTGCTCAATATAAAACGGAGTTGGTAAAACAGACTAACTAATGGCTTGTTTTTCAAATACATTTTGGACACTAAACTGTACTTGCGGAGCTACAGACATACAATACTATGACTGCAGTGGTGTATTACAGACTATAGATCCTGCTACATGCGGAGGTACTACTTACCAAATCACCTATAGTGATGATTACGGATTTCCGTTTACACCAACTTGCGATATCAATTACAGTTGTAACTGTACATTGACAGAAGTACCTGGTCCAAGTCCAAGTCCTTCAATAACATCTACACCGTCAGTTACACCA